GATCGATCCTCTAACGGCCATAGCTGCTGTATCGTCAGCGGTTAACCTAATCAAGAAGGCATCCAAGGCTGTCGACGATGTTCGCAGTCTTGGGCCTCTTCTTGGTAAATATTTCGATGCCAAACACGAGGCAACGAAGGCTGTAGCCCAGGCTAAAAAGAAGGGCGGTTCCAACATGGGGATGGCGATCCAGGCCGAACTCCAGTTGATGCAGCAAAAGCAGTTCGAAGACGAACTGAAGATGATGTTCTTCACCACCGGAAATGCTGATGTTTGGGAAAACATCCAAATCCGTGTGGCTCAGATGAACCGAGATGATGCGCTCGAGGCCAAGCGGGAGAAGGAAGCCGCAGCCCGTCGAAAGAAACAGATCGCTCAAATGATTGAGGCCACCATTGGGGCGACGATCATCGTTATAGCACTTGGTGCTATGGCATACATGGCTTATCTAGGATGGGGCCATTGCAAGTCTTCTAAGGAGTGTGGATTTTGAGAGTCCTGCCGAACACAATGTCTCGCTCTGAGAGAGAGGCGTATGTCAAACAATGGGCTGCGATCACGATCTCTATCTTTGCGCTGATCCTGGCCGTGAATGGGATGTTTGGTGGGTCTAACTCCTCCAAAGTCCTGAACAACACGATCCAGGCCAATAACTATTGGGCGTGGTATCAAGCCAAGAATGTCAGGGCAACGATCTATGAGACCTCTGGAGCCTCGGAGAAGGAAGCAAAGCAACGAGCCGACATGGAGGAGATATCTGAGAAGGCTCGGGCTGCTGAGGCTGCGCGTGACCTCGCCAAGACACGGAGTCCCTGGTTCTCGTATGCGGGTATGGCGCTCCAGCTCTCCATTGTTCTCTCATCTGCTGCGATTCTTGCAGTAATGGTTCAACTTCTGTGGGTGAGTGTTCTGGTCGGTGGGCTCGGAACCTCTCTCATGGTTTACGCGATGGTGATCTGATGCTGTCTCTACTTTCTACACTTGGTGGCCTGCTGATCTCTGGCCTTCCCAAGCTCTTAGAGTTCTTCCAAAACAAGTCCGACCAGGCCCACGAGCGGGAACTGGCAAAACTTGCCACGGAGAGAGACCTCCAGATGGCGGCGCAGGGATTCGCTGCCCAGGCGCGTATCGAAGAGATGCGTACCGAGCAAGTCGCTCTAGAGACTGACGCCAAGATGACCGAGGCGGCTCTGAAGCACGATGAGAAGATCATCGAAAAGGCTTCCAAGTGGCTCGTGAACTACATTGGCTCCGTCAGGCCCACGATCACTTACATCTTTGTTCTTGAGCTGGTTGCAATCAATGGGGTGATTGCCTGGTACTCATTCACTCAGCCAGACCTCATCAATAGCATTGATGATCTTCTCCGCATCACCGAGGTGATTTTTACGGAGGAGGAGATGGTTCTGCTCAGCGGGATTATTTCGTACTGGTTCGGATCTAGAAGCTGGAATAAGAAGTGAAGGTATCTGAGGCTGGCATTGAGTTGATGCACCACTTTGAGGGCTACAGGAATCGCCCTTACAGATGCAGCGCAGGCATTTGGACTGTTGGCTGGGGTCATGCGATGTATGACCAGCAGCTCGCATTGCCGAATGTTCGCAAAGAAGGCTATACAGGGATGATCCGAGATGACTACCCTTTACGCGCAGAAGACAGTCGCATCTGGTCGAAGGAAGAATTGGTTGAGATTTTCAAGGCTGACCTCGTGCGTTTTGAACGCGCTGTTTTACGACTTATTCCCGGCATATCTGGGCGTCAAGGCTGCTTTGATGCTTTGGTCTCTCTGGCCTATAACATAGGAAGCGGCAATCTTCAGCGCAGCCAGATTCGCATCAAGGCCAATCGCGGAGAGTGGCAGCAGGCCGCAGATCATCTAATGGACTGGACTAAGGGCGGCGGCAGGGTTTTACCCGGCCTGGTTAAACGCAGGAAAGCGGAAAGAGAGCTTTTCCTCTCAAGCCTATAGGTGATGTATGGCAAAACATCAGAATGTCCCTACCGTAGTCCAGGCAGAGCAATTCGATGATTTTGTCAAGCAATGGCAGGACTTGCTGGGCCTGCACCGATGGCGAATAGAGCGCGGCCAGAAACAGGCCAAAGATGCAATGGCATCAGTCGAGTTCAACGACGATGCGAAGCTAGCGACTTACCGCTTAGGGGATTTCGGTGCAACGCCGATAAACAATAAGTCCCTATCCCAGACAGCACTCCACGAGGTGCTTCATGTTTTCCTCCATGAGTTGATCGCCATCGCACAAGACCGTGGCGCTACCCCGGAGCAGTTGGACGCTGCTGAACACGGGGTTATCAACGTACTTGAGTCGGTCTTGTTCAGGGAACATGATGGGGCATCCTAGTAAAAAGCGCGATGAGCAGTTCATTGCGGCCTGGCAGTCCTCTGGAGGCTCTCCTATTCGCTTGAGTGAGCAACTGGGCCTTAGCCTGAGAGCCATTTATTTACGCAGAGACGCAATCGAAAAGCGGCATGGCATTGCTCTAGTCGCAAGCAGTCCAAAGGCTCTGAAGCACGATCCAATGGCCCTGCGAGCGATTATGTCCTCAAGGCGGGATGTCAACCGTCTAGAAATCCATGATGGGGTGGTCTTGGTGGGATCGGATGCCCACTACTCTCCTGGAGTGGTTCCTATCGCCCATAAAGCCCTGTGCAACCTCATCACCGAAATGGGCAGGGAGGTCAAGGCTGTCGTTCTCAATGGAGACATCCTGGACGGGGGTAGCATCAGCCGCCATCCTCGGATCAGATGGAAGCAAGTCCCAACCGTCAAGCAGGAGCTTGATGCCGTCATAGAGCGAACTGGCGACATCGAACGGGCAATCATTCCAGGCACACACCTATTCAGAACCTACGGGAACCATTGCGCCAGGTTTGAATCGAGGCTGTCTTCTATGGCTCCTCAATATGAGGGTGTTGCGGGGTTTACCCTAAGAGACCACTTGCCTCAATGGATGGACTCAGACCGCATCGATGTTAACGACGATATGGTCATCATCCATGACTGGCACGCCGGGATTCACTCGGGATGGAACGATGTATTAAAGGGCGGCTGTCATACAGTCACCGGACACACCCATGAGCTAGGCTGCAAAGCACATAAAGGCTTTAAGGGAACGCATTACGGCATCAAGACCGGAATGCTAGCCGATGACGATCAGCAAGAATTCGATTACAGACTCGGTAAGCCTGGGCTAAACTGGCAATCAGGATTCGCGGTGTTGACCTGGAAGGGGGGAACTTTGCTCCATCCAGAGTTCTGTGCAGTCCGGGATGATGGGAAGGCGTACTTCAGGGGGCGGCTTTTTGCCGATTGACCATGACCGAAAAGCTGAAACTCGAGTTCGCTCCTGGGTGCTTTGACGACTTCGACGGAACCCAGGAAGAGCTGCAAGAAATGATCGCCCAGCTCCACAAGATGCTGGATGACGGCACGCTATTCGAGCATTCTCAGCCCGTATCTGAGGAAGAATCCCAAGCAATCCAGCGCAAGATAGCCGACAGATCATCTCGGCAATGAGTGGCTGGCTCATAGCCCTGACAGGCTGTATCTATGCCTGGATCGCTCTAGAGCAGGGACTGAAGGGAAATTGGCCTATGTGCGTGGTGTACGCAGGCTATTCCTTCAGCAATGTTGGGCTGTATCTTCTGGCTGAGAGCTAGCCTCGAACAGTCTTCCCTCTTGGCCGCACGGCCCCCTGGTGCGGTTGTCTATACAAGACCCGATCCCCTTACTTGCCTTGTAAGGGTTCTTGACGCAAGACATTGAGATGCTGGTGTACTGGCTGTGCTTGCGCGGTTCTTCTCTCAAGTGCTTGCATTGCTTGCAGAGTTCGCGGTCTTTGTCCCAGGTGTACTTCGGGAGCGTAAACATTTCAGGGGTACGGCTAGGTTAAAGACACTTGAGGTCTTGAGGATTGATTTCTTTCGGGCCTCGTACTCACGCTTTCTGGCGTTTGGGTCGGGCTTGGGCTTTCTAGCGTTCGGGCCTGCCCCGAGTTCGTAGAGTGCGCGAGGATACCTTCTTTGGTTCTTGTGGTCTGTGACCCAGCTCTTAATGTGTACAAGCTGTGGGCGCTTTCTGTTTTCTCTGATGAGCCTGAGCATCATTGAAGAGGCATGGTGAGCGCAAATGCCTAGTGCTTCTGAGATTTCTGCGCTAGTCATTGGCCCGTCTTTGAGAAGTTCTAATACCTTTTCGTTCTTCATTTCTTGAGGAAGCGGCCACACCTGGTGCAGCGGATACGGTTATTGGTCATGGTTCTGCGGTGGAGTCCAAAGAAGCAGAGGATTTTCATTTCTTCACCTTTGAAAGACGCTCTTCGTATTTTGCAAGCGCCCAGTTGTCCCCGAGAAGACGAAGCGACTTGACCCACTTTCTTTGGTAGGCCCGATTCACCTCTCTTGGGAGTTCTGGATTGTTCCAATGCTTTCTGACCATCGAAAGCAGTTTGATATTGAGCTTTGTTTTCATTTGGCCTCCGCAAGAACACACAAGATGCAAAAGATCACCCAATCAATGAATCTCATTCCTGCCCCCTTGCTCTGATGGCGGCAGAGGCTAGTTTTGGTGTGAATCCACAAACCATGCAGCCACCTTTATCGTTTTGAGAAAACTCGACTAGCGGTGGGGCGTCTTCAATCATCTGAGCTATTGCCTCACGCTCGGCTGCGGAAACAAGGGTTGCGAAGCGCAGGATGTTGTCTGCCTGAGACTCGTTGTTCTCAAACTCAGGTATGCCGCACTCCTCTGCCATGCGGATGATGTCGTCGCGGGTCATGCTTCACCACCTACCTTTGCCTTCTTCCGTTCGCGATAACGCCTATCACGCTCTCGTTTAAGGGTGCGCTCATGCTCCAACTTTTTATCTGAAGGACTAGATGGAACATATACCTCCCGATACCATTTGACAACGGTTGCCAATCGATAAAGCACTCTTGCTGGTTTCGTTAGGTATCTATGATCTTTACCATTAAAGATGGAACTTGGTGCGCCATCAGACTGCAACGCCCTTGTTAACGCTTGTCTCGATATATCAAGTGCTTCAGCTATTTCAGACACAGAATACAAAGGTTCACGATCTGCGCTTCCAATCGGTCGGCGCTTCATTTCACTAGGCGACCATTTCATTCCTGTGCCTTCCGATCTGCCTCGTCCTCAAGGCGATGTAGCGTCTTGGCGCTCAGAGCTTCTACCGGAAACTCCAATCCATTAATGGTCAGGCTAATGATCTTGGCGCGGCACTCTCCGACCTGAGCCTCGACCTCGACGGTGCAGTCACCGATGTAGGTTTCAAACTCCATTTTTGACTCCAATCACTCGGCGGTTGCGGCCAGATGCGCCAGGTTTCCTCATTCCTGTATCTACAAGAACTCCAAGGCGCATCAGAGGAGCGATCCTGGGTGTGATGCTCTGGAGGTCAATCCCAGTAGCTATGGCGATCTCCTCTGTGGTCATTGGGCCATTCGCGTTGATGACCTCAAACACCCTGCTCTCCAGGGTTGTGGTGTTGAGCTTCGCTGCCTCGTGTGAGGTGTCGGGATCGGTGTTTCGTGCTAGTCCACTCATTTCGGCTTCCTTTCGCTTAACGGACAGGCATATGATAAGCCACCTTATGCAGAGGTGGCCTAGTGATTACCCTTAAAAGGGCGTGTCGAAATCGTTTTGCTCTCGGTTGCGGCGAGGCTTATCGGACTTCTCTTCCTCGCGGGGAGGGTTCATGTAAGCCCAGCCGTTCCAACCGCCCTCGACATTAGGAGTGCAGTCCATCTTGAGCATGGGGCCGTTCTTGGTGTCGATGACCGATCCGATCTTCAGATAACGGCTCTTCTCCTGGCCTTCTTTGTTGGTGTACTTGCCAACAACCACGGAAATCTCATACATGACTTTGCTCATACTGTGCTTTCAATTGAGTTACGGTTGAATCGACTTCTGCCAGGAACTTGACGATCTCGGCTTCCATCTCTGCTATGAAACGATCGTCCCTCTCCACTCGAGCAACGAACATTTGCATACTCTCTGGCATCCTTGGGTCATAGACCACAAAGTCACACCACTTCTTGTCGGCACACTTCATCTGAAGCTGCATCTGTTTGTAGTATTCGCTTGGGATTTTCTTTGACAGGAGCTGGTCGATCATTGTTGCCGTTTCAGGGCACTTGATCTCCACCAACCCATCTCCGACAACTCCATCCGGTGATGCTCCGCACATCTCAATGGTCGGGTGAGGAATAAACCCCACCTCGGTCACCAAGACTCCTTTCAGAGCCTCGTATGCAGCCCTGGCCTCAGCCTCTGTCTGCACTCCCCACTCCATAGCGGCATTGGAGTAAGTCTTGGCGGGTTTGCCTGTGAGTCTCTCAACGACCAGTTGGGCCTTGTACTTGTCCCGTTCCGCTCCCCATCCAGTCTTGGTGCGTGCCAACACCTTGTAAACAGAGGATGCGGTGACCTTCCCAGCTCGCTGTTCGAACCATTCAGGAGACCTCTGGTCGGTCATTGTGAGACCTCATCGATCCACTTTGCCCACTCGATAGCGACTTTCTCATCTGTGGTGCGCTCACCGCCAGGAAGAACCCAACCCTCTTTGAAATACTGCATCTTTCCGTTCTGGGTTTCGGTTCCCCACAAGATGCGGCCCTTGCCGATCTGGATGTTGCGGAAGTCAAGGAACACCTTGAAGCCGTCTTCTTGGTTCTCTTTCATC